TTTTTCGTTAAATTTGTAGTTAGGCATTTGAGTAGAAGCTGCTGATGTACTACCTCCTGGCTGAGGCATTAAATCTTGCATTACATAATCACCAAAGCCTTGCTCTGTATTTGGAAAATTGTAAATCGAACCTTTATTTCTAGGCATAATTACTCCTGTTTACTTTTTTTTAGTTTTTTCTTTGTTACAGCCATGTTTAAGGCTATGGCTACAGCCTGATCCTTCTTTTTGCCTTCACTCATTAGTTTCTTTATTTTATTTCCTACATCCATTATTTAATCCTATTTTCGTTTTGCAATTGAAAACACATTCCTACTGGCTACGGTAGTTAAAGTTATAGATACTCCATTATTATGACTCATTACTATTTTTAATTCTTGATCTTTTTCTAAAAATAATAAATCACTTACAGTATAAGAATCTGCATCAGCAGTATTTGTACTATTAGCTTCATAATTCTTTCTAATAACTTCAACATTATCAACATGAATAGCTAGTTGACACCCTTTATTTATTACTTGAGAAGAGTCGTTTAAAGCTACTATTGCGTTTACATCATAATAACCTGTTTCAGGAACAGTATAGATACCGTTAGAAAAAGAGTTAGTTGTATCAAAATGTTTTAAATTAAAAGGTACTGTAGTTGGAGTTAAATCATTTACAGTTAAAGTAGATGTTAGCGAGTACCTAGCTACTATATCACTCCCACTATCTAACACCACCTGCGCACTAGATAATTTTTCAATATGTATCCAATGATACGTACTAATATTATCTAGTTGTATAGCACTACCAGGAGAAAATCTAAAATCTAATACATCTCCTTTATTTAATCTAAGTATAGCACTAAAATGTTTATATCTATCTGTAGCATTATCTGAAGTTTGAATAGATCTAAAAAGATTTCCATTAACGTAAGCTACTATAGTTTGGGTAGTAAACACATTATCTAATGAACAAGCTACGTTTCCTTCTATTGTATATGAACCTGTTTCAGGAACAGTAAAAGTATCAGGACCATTATCTGTTGTAGACATACTACCTGTACTATCTTCTAAAATAGTAAAAGGTATTCTTTCTGTCTCTGCTGTTATAGTGTAACTTCCTCCTGACCCTCTTCCTACTACATATATATCACGCCCACTTCCCACGCTTTCGGGGAGAGCTAGGGAAGGACGTTTTGATATATCAAAATAAGTAAGATCTGCTAAAAGTCTAATTTTATTATCTGCTTCCCCTCCTCCATGATACGCTTTAAAACTTACTTGCTGTCCTTTTGTTAAATATGCTCCTAGAGCAGATACATTTATAGCATTAGCGCTTACATCCTGAGTAGTTACACTTGAAGAACGATATCCAGTAGTATCTATAAAAATCAGTCCTTTAACTAAATTCATACTTGCAGCAGTATCATCAAATATATATAATCCAAAATTTATATCATAATAACCTGTCTCTGGAACTGTAAAAATTCCGTTAGAAAATGAATTAGTGGTATCTGTAACAGGAGTATTCCATTGAGTAATTAAAATTTCATTACCTGAGGTTATAGTTGGCTCAGAAGTCAATCCGTTTGAAGTACATACAATATCCTGACTACTTACCGAATCATTTACTCCAATAGGAGATACCTTAATATCGTCTAAGTAGATAGAGTAAACATTAGCTGAGGTAACGTGAAACAAGAGTCTATAATCAGATCCGTTAGCTGAGGTTTGAAATTGTGCAAAGTGCGTTCCCTTGCCTCCTCTCAAATCTTCACCATTAACTCTGATTATTTTAGAATTTGTTACATCATATACAAATACTTTAACATCCCCATCATCATAACCTGAGTGAGATGTGTCGTATTCAAATGAGATTAACATCTTTTTAGATAGGTCTGCTCTTTGAACGCTAAAGTCATAAGCAACGCCTTCTCCCAAAGATGCGCTAGTAGTGGTTAATTTAAAGTCAGCCGCACCTCGCAGAGGGTTTACCTCGTTTCGCTCTAACGTAAGTGACGCTGTACCAGTTATTGCTCCGCTTGGAATAGCAGTAGTTCCATCGTACTCATTCCACCCAGCCAAGTTTACAATGGCTTTTGCATTACTGATGTAATTTATATCGGAACCTACGCCACTAATAATGGCTTGACTACTATTTCTTTTTGCTAATTGAAAGTAACAATTTCCAACACCATAAGTTAAATTGCCGCCTGTAGCTTGATAAAATTGTATTTCTACAGTTTGTCCTTTTTGCAAATATTTAGCAGTAAAGGTAATATCCAATCCTTTAGCTGTATTTGTCCATGTGTCTACATCAGCACCTTCAGATGGATAGGTTGAAACTCCATCTATAAAAATACCTATAATACCTACTCCTGAGCTTGTTGCTGTTCTTACAGCTCCGGTAATGTCGTAGTAACCTGTTTCTGGTATAGTATATTGATTAGTAGATGCGTTCCATCCTCCAACAGTATCATTTTCTACAACACCAAAAGGAACTACTTGCCATCCCCCTATAGGATTGCCTTGCCCATCAAGACTGCTATTAGTATGAATCGGTGGGGGAGATGGATTTGTTCTAACATCTAATACTACATCAACCGAACCTGATTGATCAATTAGTCCTACGGCATCCCAGCCTAGAATAGGTACTGAGGCTGTAAAACTAATAATGTCAGAAGTAGCCCATGTAAAAGGTACTGAAGCGTTCCACAAATACTGTCCATCCTCACCTGTTATCTTTAATTTATTATTAGTAGCTCCGTCTTTAGTTATTGCACCTAAATGTACTCCAACTCCATAGTCAGTAGAATGTGCTGTACCCAAAAACATATCTGATGAGGATATCCTATTTGTATCTATAGATAATCCTGTAGGTAATTCAATAAATATTGTAGATGTTACAGAATCTATATTTCCGCTATAAATTATTTCTAAAGTATCTCCAACTCTTCTATATAAAGCTTTTTGAGAAGTAACAGAAAATCCTGATAAAGTAGGCGTATATTCTTGCCATTCAGTTACAATGCCTACAAAAGAGTTTTCAGCAACACCGCCTCCGCTTCCTCCACTAATAGTTTGAGGTTGCCAGGAATTTGAAGCATCATTCCATGCCAAGGCTTGTCCGTTAGAAGGAAAAGCAGAGCTTACATCAGATAAACTAGAAAGAGATCTATTTTGTAAACTAGTTACATCACTTTGTAAAGTAGCTACATCTGTCAAAGAAGTATCTATATCATCTCTATTAGTTCTAACTTGAGTATCTAGATCGAGTAAATTATTAGTAAGGTCATTATTACCTTCCATATAATAACTCATGCTGCCAAAACCTGCCCATGTACCGTCAGATGCCAGCATGCTTCCTAACGAAGCTATTCCATTTATCGCTAGAGGTTCTATTACTAGTAATCTAGATAGTAAAGTGCCTGATACTGATGGATCGTATGTAGGAGAAGCTATATAACCAACAAAATCTTTTAATCCTTGAGAATCAGTTTCTAAAGTAGCTAAATCTGCTTCTAAAGCAGCCGCTAATTTTGCTCTAGTAATAGCTAGATCTCTAATAACATTAGTATCAACAGCTTCTTTTCCAGCTCCATGTTCTAAAGTATTATATAAAGCTTCATTTCTTAGCTTATTACCTGATCCATTTCCTTCGTGCTTGTGAGCAGAAATAGGAATAAAACAATACGTTTTTATGTTCTCGTCCCAATCCGTCTCACCTCTAGAAGGTAGTGTGATTGTAAGACCGTTAGTTATAGGTTGATCCATTTATATGTCTCCTTACTATTTAGCGTAATGTAATCTACATAAAGTTACGCTACCACCATTTGCCCCAATATCTATCTTAGCTCTTAAATTTCTAAATATATTAATATTAGAACTTAAAGATTGCATAGAATCTGCTGAAAAAGGGTCTAGCTCATTAATACCGTACCAATCTGTACCATTAGGGCTAGTTTCTATACGTACACTAAATTCACCTGTACCGTTAACTTCTACAATTATTCCATTAATAATGTTATCTAATCTAATAGTATCTGAAATACTATCAGCCGTTGCTGTAGATTTTATAAAATTTATTGTGTGGGTAACTATCATGTATAACTCCTTAGGTTACTTTTTGGTTTTGTTGTGGAGTAGTTTCTCCATAAGTTACTTCTTGCTCAATTGTATCATCAGCTTTTCCAGATGTTACAGATCCCGTAGTAGCGCTTTCTTCAAGTTCATGATATAGTCCTATCGAACAAGTTCCTCCTACTGAGCCAGCGTTACCTATTTTTATCCTTACAAATGGTAATAAATTAACATCAACAACAGCTGTAGTACAATCGCCTACGGCAGCTGTACATTCAAACTCGCATGGCGATCCTGAACTTAACACACAAGCACACCAATTTACTCCATCTGGACTCATTTCTAATGCAATCTCTACTGTACACCCTTCGCATATTGCTGTCAAGATATAATTACTTGTATCTCCATTTAATGTCATTGTAGGACTATAAGCGTAATTTCCAGATCCTATAATATTAGCTTGAGCAATAGGATTTCCCTGGGCGTCAACTAAGCCTTCAGCAGTATAACTTATAGTAAATCCACTTAAAAACATACTTCTATAATTAGATGCCATTTTTATTATTCCTTTATTTTAAAGTTAATTTGAGCTTCTGTACTACTAGATCCTAAATCACAAGATCCGGCTCCAGTAAACTTTACTCTTAAATATTTTAATATTGGAGACTCCATCTGTTTTAAATTACATATTCCTGCTTGAATAGCTCCTACAATTACTTGAGGAAAAGTTATTGAAATTCCAGCAGCTCCTGTTGTTTCAGTAGTAGCTAAATAAATAGATTCTGGAGTTACTGACATATCTTGCCTATCTGATGTAACAATCTCAAAAGCAGATAAATCCCTAGCATTTATACTATCGTCATGATCTCTAACATCATTTATTGTAATAGAACAATCTCCAGGAGTATCCCCCCATCTCCACCAGCCTTCAAGACCTCCGTTAGGATTCGTAGAGGCATCATATCTTGCAGGGTTTATCCATTGATTTCCTCCAACCGCTGACCCAATTTTTTCTGGATTCAGTAAAGGATAAGGAACACCTGTAGGATAATCGCTACCAGCTCCTCTGTTTGTCAACGCTGTTGTACTACCATATAGTGTAGCAGGTTTTTCCTGATTAAATGTATTTGTTAAAATTGAAGTACCAGCTTGATCTACCCACCAGCAATCACTATGAAAAGATGTCTCATCAACCGAGCCCTGAAAAGCATTTATGTTGTCAACACCAGCCGCTTCATGAATACCTGCTGAAAACTGAGCATGTGGTTTATATACTTCTTGAGTATTAGATGATTGATACTTTAAATGTCTATTGTATATATTAAAACCTACGTTATATACTACTGAATTATAAGTATCAGTTATGGTACTTCCTAACCCATCAATATGATCAGCTCCAGATCCATCATTAATAGCTTTAAGAGGTTCTCCGTCAAAAGACATCATAAAATTGTGAGGTAAATTTTGAGCTGGACCAGGACCAAATTTTACAGGATCTCCTTCAGCAACATTATTTCCTGCTAAATCATTATTACCTCTATAAGATAGAACTACGTTATGCCATTCTCCATCACAAATATCTATAGTAGTACCTCCAACAGTTTGAGCGCATTTCCATAGAGCTATGTGTTCAGCTTGTTCTTCAAATCCATTAAAAGATAGACAAAGAGCAGTATCTTGATCTGCTGTAGATACCCATGATTTTGTTGTAAAATTAAAAGATTTTGTTAAAGATAAAGTTAATGCATTACCGTTTATACTTTTTTCTACTAAAGTAGCTCCATCTGCATTTACTTGTTGAGAAACTAAAGTATTACTGCCTCCATCCTGATATTGTAAAGTATTACTATTACCACTTAAATCTTGCTCAGGCGTAGTTTGGTCATTTAATTGCCAGAACCCCTCTACTTTTGTAGAATCTACAGAAGGCAAGTTCATAGCATTTCTAACATGTCCATTACTATATAATTGAGCTATTCCATACTCATCTAACGCTTCTGAGTGAATACTCCAGTTAGATAAGGTAGCATGTAATTTTGAAGGATCTGTAGATGCTGGACTTGCTGCATTAGCATTATTTTGTCCGTCACTTAATAAAGTAAATCCATTAGATCCTTGTAACTCTGAATTTGTTAATGTGTGGTTACTAGTTCCAGACGTTAGGTTATCTACTACTATTAATTGACTTCCTGGAGACATTACCATAATTATGTGGTGCCAGTTTCCATCGTTAAATGTTCCTGAAACAGATGTTGTATTAGATGTACCTAAGTATGAAGCTGTTATATTAGATGAAGATACATCTACTTTTAATCCTGTAGAGGCTGTTCCACCTGTATTACTAAATAGAGTACCTACCTCAGTAGTTTTAAACCAACCGCTTATACTAAAATCGGCTGTAGAAGTAAATACAGAAGAAAAAGGTAATGCTACTGGCTCACACAAATTTTGTGTAACTTTAGCTCCTGTAGGAGTATAATTCATAAAAGCATGGTGAGAATAAGTAACAGGATCATATTGGTAACTGTACATTGCACTAGTTCTATAAGATTTCATTTGAGAAGTAGATCCTATCTCACAATTTAGTGTATCTATATTTCCATTAGTTACTATGGAATCTCCTGAAACATCTCCAAATCTAAAAAAAGATGTAGGAGACAGACCTGCGTTTAAAGGATGTATAGCGGTTGTTCCATTAGTTAATTTTTGTAAATCACTAGTAGATAAATAGGTATCATAAGAAGCCCATTCATCTTGTATAAAGTCAGGTACAACCCCATTCACTCTGATCTGTTGCCCAATTCCTACATATTGAGGAGCGTTAGATTGAAGGGCTCCTCCTGAATAGGCAGAATCAAAATCATAAAAAGAGGTATATGTTACACTAGCCTCTCTAAATAGTTGTCCTGATTGATTTATTATTCTATAATGTAAAGTATTATTTGCAGAATCATTGGATACTGAATATAAATACCATCCATTAGCAAAAGAAATATTATTTGGATCACTCATGTTAAGGAGTGTGGAAGATAATCCTGTAAGAGCCCCTGTATTATAAATAGTTTTTGCTTTAAATGTACCTGATGCTACTTCTATTCCCAAATTAAAATAGACTCCTGCATTTGTACCTTGAGCAACTACTCCTACTGATGTGGCTAATTGACTTGTATATGTAGAATCTAAATATACCCAGAATGTAGTTGTAAAATCTCTACCTCCTGTTATATTATTTTGAGTACCTTGATTACCATAGATACCTATAGAAGCACTTTTATTTACGTATGTATCTGATGTATTACTTGTAGACGTTCTTAATACATAATAATTATTTTGAGCGCCTACTACAGCTCCTGCGTCTGTCAATTCAATAGTTTTTGTATTTTCAAAATCGTCGTGTCCACCATGTCTAAAAAGAACAGGTTTATATGTAGTAGTCGGTGCTTCACTTGTTTTAAACCACTGACTATAATTAAATGATTTGTTTACTGCAATGTGCTGATCTAATAAATCTCTAGCACCACTTCCATCTGGAGTAACTACTGCTCCATTTACGTCAAAATTTAAGCCGCCTCTTGCGTGTTTATTTTTAAATTCTCCTGCATCAGGAGTTAGTTTTACATACTCTTCGTTTCCAATTACGTCTACAACATTAGCTCCTGAAGTAGCTCCAACAGTACGAGTTACAGCCGGACACCAGTTTTGTCCGTCAGGAGACATTTCAAGTTCGACATCTACTACACCTGTACAAGAAGCATCAGTTTTAACGCTAAGTACATGTCCTTCACTATGATCTGGCATAATTATAGGATTTGAAGTAATTGTATCTCCTTGTCCTTTAGACGATGCGGATGTTACAAATATTTTTTTATTATCTGATGACATTATATCTCCTATAAAAAACTCCCTAAAAAACCCCCCGACCATTTTGACCAGTCAGGGGGGAGAGGACCAGGGAGGAATGTCCTCTTTTAGGTTATACTGAAAGCCCTTTAATTACGCCATGAAAACATGGATTAATGTAAGTCTCTAAGTAACCACCGTAACGAGCTTCATACTCATCAGCTCCTGCTTTACGTAAGAAAACAGTACCATCATCATCAAACCAACCAAAGTCAGGTCTGTGATAAATATGAATATGGTTATCGTTTAGTAAGTAAATTCTATCGTCTTCAACGAAACGCTCAGGGAAAATACCTACAGCTCCGTCAATTGACATGAACTCTATACCAGAAAAACTGATGTCAGCACCAGATTTTGACTTTAAGCCAGCTCTAGTATTAACATTGTATTGTTTTTGAGATTCTAGAGAGTCTAGAATTTTTTGATATTGCTTGAAAGATGTAATAATCAAGTTAGGTGATTTACCACACTTTTTCTTAATTCTTAACATCATCTCATTCAATTTGTCTGTAGAGAAATCAGGAGAAGCAGCTTGATTTACATCACTAGCATCCATTACTTCAGCGTTCCATCTACGTCCTCTAGTTACTTCATGAAGTTTAGCTTCGCCAGCTTCGTTAGAAAGAACTTTTAGTCCGATTGGATCATTGCCTTGAGAACCTTGCATAAAAATGTCAAGATCAGCAGCTATACTAGCAGTACCTAAATTTTGAGATCCTACTAATCTTTTAAGTTGTACTACTCCTGTAGAAACATCTACTGTAACAATTTCAAAAAGAGATGTAGAAGAAGTGCTTCCTGATCCAATATTAACAAGATCTCTCTCTTCAACGTCAGCTTCTTTAAAACCTGCTACTAATTTTACTATTGGCTCTTCTTCAGTACCTCTATCAGATAATAGATTTGATTCAGAAGCGTCAATTGTTGCTAGTTTACCAGATCCATCGCTAAAAAGGATACGAGACATGTTTCTCATGAAAGACTCAACACCTTTTTTAACAACTTCTTTTGTAGCTTGTACGAAAGCACCTTCAGAAGATAGAGAAGCTTTCATTGTTTCACGATCAATATCTACTACTGCGTAAACTTTTTTAGCTTCAATTTCTGCTGCTGCATACTGAGCTGAGTTTGCTTTAGGAAGAGAACCAGAACCTACACCACCAGCAAATGTTTGTGGAATAGAGATTTGTAGTTTTCTACCTGTAAAGTTATAAGATTTTTTTACTCGCCCTAAAAGTACGTTAGCGCTGTTATATACATTTTCAGAAAGCTTTTCGTACTTAATCTTAAATAGAGCATTAACATCTTGTAGTGTCAACTTCATTGCACTACTTCCGTCTACCTGTGCCATTTTTTAACTCCTTAGTTAAATTAAGTTTATAAATCATCCCAATCTAAAAATTCTTCTTTCTTAGATTTAGGGGGTTGTACCATCTCTTTCTTTTTAGGTCCTACCTTTTTAGAAAGAGTTTTTGATGTGTCTTCCTTTACCTTACCATAAACCTCACTGACTATTTCAATTAGATCGTTGTCATCAAACTGGGGATTCTCCAAAATCACCTTTTGAAGGCTTTCAACAATCGCCTCGTCATTAGTTAATGAAGGATTGACTTCTCTAAGAATATTGTCTGCTTTGGAGATTGCAACTTTGCCATTGTAATACATAGCAACAGTATTAGCATCAATTGTTCCTTGATAATCAGAATCCTTTAATTCATTGTAAGCTAAAACAAAATCATCATCCGATATGCCATGAGCTTCCTGAATTTGCTTAATCGTAGAAATCAATTCCTGTTGGGATTGTTGATATTTAGATCTTGCTTGTTCAGACTCTTGTTGTTGTCGTAGGTACTCGTTTTCTGCCTGAAGCTTCTCATATTGAAGTTGTTCTTCAGACATGCTACTCATACGCATGACTTCCGGTGCTAAGGATTTAACCATTTCTCGCTTAAACTCGTATGGTTTCATACCAGCAAAAGCTGCAAAATGGTGTAAAGCTCCTAAAGCATCCTTGTTTTGCATACTTTCTTTAAAATTTGTTAATACAGTGTAAATATCTTCTATATCTTTATCATAAGATTGTCTAAAAGTTTCAAATTCTTTTCTGTTTTCAGAAAGCTCTTGAAATTTTCTTTCATAAGATACTTTACCACTATAATTATTTAATAGTTCTTGCAATTCTACATCTACTTCTTCTCCATCTACTTTATGTTTAAATAAAGTATTTGCTGCAAGTTCTACATTTTCGTCATTATAAGACCCTAAGATCTTTTTAATTTCTTCTTCAACTTCTTCTTGAGATTGTTCTTCAATTGTCTCTTCAGCCTTTTCTGAAGAAGCTTCAATCTCTTCTCCTTCACTCTCTCCTTCAATAAGTTGTTCGTTTTCTTCTGCCTTCTTCTCGACAGCCCCTTCTGCAACGGTATCAAAAATTGATTCTCCTTCACTAGATGTAATACTATCTAAATCATCAAAAGATATACTGGAAGCATCTTCTACATTGATATTATCAGAAGATACATCTTCATCTATTTGTTGATCTAAATTCCTTAATTCTTCACTCATACTTTTCTCCCTTTAAACTATTTTCTTGTATTTCTGATCTATCCTCTCCAGGAACTTGTCCTGTAATAGGTTCTCCTTTATTAGCTTGTCCTTGAACAATAAGTGTTTGCTGTTCCTTTGATAGTGGAGTAAATCCATTAGGAAACATTGGAAACAAAGGTAATTCTGCTAACTTAGATTGAAATAATGGATTTTGTTGTGCTTTTTCTACCATTAAAAATTCATGTATAGCTATATGTTCCAATAATTCTTGTCTATATAGTGGAGGACATTCTTCTTTAAATGATCTATCTTGTACTGCTTTAGTATGTACTTTCCAGTGAATAATGTGATCTTCAAAATCTTCTGGATCAGATACAAACTTACCTTGTAGAATATCTTCATTTTCTGATTCAGCAGTTCTTAAAGCAACAGTAATTAAACTATTCATTTTTTCAGAATCACCTAAATCTAATAAGTCTACCCATCTCTCATTAGATAAAAGATCTGGTTTCATTTGCATAATTTCTACTATACGTTGTAATTTACCAGCTTTTGATTCAGGTAATCCTGTACCTAATTGTAAGCGAACATCATAAGATTTATGTAGATTAGCTGCATCAAAATGTTTAATATTATATTTATTATTTTTACCTACTATGCGAACCATACGTCCATCATCAGAATCGTAATAATCTCCGCATACAGCTATTGTCATTTTAGCTAAATCTTTAATCATATCATTATGCTTAATAACAGTTGTACTATTACGCTCTTGCTCTTGTTCATTTAAAAACTGTAAAGCAACGGCAGCAGTTATACCTTGAGGAGGCGCTCCTCTGGATACACCTTGTACACCGTAAATCTGTCCCATCTCATCTCTCAACATATTCCTAAAATTGTATGCTTCTGGAGGATTAGGTCTAACTTGAATCATCTGAGGTGGAACAGGTCCTTGGTATTGTATAATTGTATTATCGTTTCCTAATGAATCTACCTTACAAGCGCCTCTAGGCATAACCCATTTAGCATGTCCCATAAGATAAATATTTTTAGCTAATAATGTTGATAAATTGTCATGCATCCTTTGTATAGGAGCTACTAGTTCATAAGTAGATACTCCATTTAATTTTTCAGGAAGATCCATGTCAGTAAATCTTATAAAAGGTAAGTTACCATGGCTAAAAGGTAATATATCTTTTTCAAGTAAAACATCTTTAGTAAATTTTACGTAATATCCTTTACTACAATGCTTAGTATGTTTATGATACATCTCATATACTACTGTTTGCTCTTCTAAAAGTGTTTGAGTTAATTGTTCTGTATCAAACATACGTACATTTTCAGTAGTTTTAATTTTTTTATCTAATTCAGGATAATCTTTTTTAAGTGTTTCAGTAGCTTCTACTGATACTCTAAAACAATATTCTACATCTTTTATATCTTTTTTTCTTTGAAGTAAAACTCTCCAAGGAACCTCTACTTGATAAGTTATATCTCCTATACGCACATCTTCTGAATACTCACTTTCTTCAATTAGTCCTAATGCCTTACCTTTTAAATAACCAGGATGTAAATCACCTTTGCTTTTGTCCCATAAAACAAAGCAATACGATTCCCCAAAAATAAAAGCATTGCGTAACATTTTTTGTCTTAAATCATCTATATTATTTAGATACCATAAATGATCTATTAAATATTTAACGGTTCTAGCAGCACTTCTGTCCTCATATTCATCATTAGAAGGTAATACATCTATAGAAGGTTTTACTCTAGATAACTGAGATATACGTGTTTCAGTCATATCATGTAAATGATTAACTACAAATTTGTTAATATTGCTAGATAATGGTCTATCTTGTCTTCTATTTAAAGAAGATTTAGAAGAAAAAGGATAAGATCCCTTATAAACTTCTAAATTATGTCTCATACTAGAATTTCTAGATAAAGATTCTTTTTCAAGAGCTTGAGTAATAGTTGTACACCACTCTAAAACTTCTTTGTCATCGTTTTTATTTATAGAATGAAAAGGTTTGATGTTTAATTTTTCTGGAAAATCTTCTACTATATCATCAAAAAAATTCATCTATACCATCCTATATATTTCTTCATTATCTTCTTTTTGCTCTTTATTTATTTCATCTAAGACTGAAGGATCTGTACCAAAAGAGGGATCTAGTGCTTCAGTAGTAGGCATAAATTGTACAGTATGAGTTTGTTTTTCCAAACTTTTAACTAAAATTAGAGCATACAGCGTAAAAGGTAACAGAATTGCTGTCAAAACGCAAGAGATAATTGATAAAATAATTGATATTTGTGTAATATCCATAAGTTAGTCCTCCCATATATTTATATTTGCTGTCCAGTCGTTTTCTACTATCATTTCATTATAATCTTGTTTAAAAGATCTCATTCCTCTATCATCTTCTTTTAGTTTATTAGCTTTCTCAATAACTTCATTCATGTCATAATTTGCAGCCGCATTTAGGTATCTCCAACAATCTATTAAGTGGTCGTTTTTCTTAGGAATATCACCTTTATCTGTTCTTACATATTGCTGTACTTCCCATTTTAATTTTTGCATACGATCTGTAAAAGTAATAGTGTTATATATCATCTGATCTTTACATAAAGATAATCCATTTTCTTTCTTGTATAAATGTTTAGCTGTAGGCATAAAATAATCTCCAAATTGACCCATTAATTCTGTAGCAAACCAGGCGGCTGCTTCATCATATACCTTATACCAATCATCTATTTCAATATGAGGATTTAATTCTTTCATTTTAGCTTTTATTCTTGGGTATATTTGTCTGACTGAAGTATTTTCCTGTGAGGTTTCGTAAATTTCATCAAGAATATACACCTGTTTAGTGTAAGGATTAATAGCAGCAAAAAGAACGGCAAAACAAGTAGTGGAGCCAGGATCAGTAATGCAATACCAATCAAGCTTTTTAAGATCTTTTTGTATATCATTCATTACTCCTCTGAATGAACATAGTCTTTTGGGGTCAAACATGGGGAAAATAGCGTTCCTTCCTCCCAACGAGATTTCTCCAAAATACTCTCGTTTGATAACATCAATCTCACCACGAACCCTGAGCTTTTCAATTTCCCTGTCGATCTCTTCCTTAGGTGTGTGTGGGTTATCATAAGATGAGGCGATAATATGTGCGCAATCGGCTCTTTTAAGACATTCATCAGCAAACTCCATGTATTGCTCTTGGTTTCTGTCACCTGGCTTAGGCGGTGTTCCAATTATTATAAGAGGTGCTTTGCGTACAATTCTGTTAGGGTTCATTTCTGTATGGAACATAGGATGAAATACTTTAAACTCATCATATACTACAAAGTCTGGTGTTAATCCGTTAGCAGCAGCCCAGTTTTCTGATCCAACAATTTTTATTGTACTATTATTTTTAAATGTTATACGTGAATCAGTATTTGCTGTATGTTTTATATACTTAGTTAAAGGATTTTCTCCTCCAGGTACAAAACGTCCATTTTCATCTTTTTGTCTACCGAATTGAGATAAACGACCATTATGCCAGACCAGTTCTCGTCCATGAGCTAGTTCTGGTGTTATATAATAACAAGTAGATCCTGGGTTTAACAAAGCATGGCGCCACAACATGTAAACGGCAAAGTCTGTCTTTCCCCATTTTCGTCCACATTGAATAAATACTGTATTAACGTCACCCTTTATTAAAGGCATTCCTACCTTTACTTGTCCTTCATGAGGACCCCAGTATTTATGCAAATCATCCATGATCTGTAAATAAAGGGCATCGCTAGGTTTTAAATCTATTAAACTCACTGTATTCTAGACACTTTACCATACTTAATTAAAGGACAATTACTGTACTCTATATTGTAAGAGCCAAAGAAAGTATGTACCACTTGGTTATTTGATGAATCAATCAATTCTTGACTACAAGTAACTTGTGTAATTTCATCTACAAAGTTTTTCTTTACACATCCATTACCATGACACCAATACTCATCTTTAGCTTTAGATTGATAATCTTCTAATGTAAGTTTCATACGACTTGCATTTACCTTTTCCATAGATTGAACAATATTAGTCCAAAACTCTAATTGATCTTCTACATCACCCTTATTAAAAGATCCTCTAAATGTACCCGAGGCTCTATGTGCCATAGAAATCATGTTCCTAACACCATGTCTCTTACCTGGACAAGCTTGTAGAAAATGATGTGCCATTGAGTGAGCCCTAATAGCTAGGCACTCCACATTCCTAGGTATCGTAGCAAATAACTGAACAAAATCGAGCCCATCGAACACAGAACCACCAGGACTATCAAGAACAAGATATATTGTGTCTCCCGGTTTAGTTTTGAAACTAAGTTTGAGCAAAGCTCTTGAAGCTTCAGCAACGCTTTTACCATTTACTTCCCCTTTAAATAGAACATGATTGTTCTCAGTTAATTCAATCTTCCCCAAAACTATCGCTGGTAGAAGCATCATCATCACTAATAGTGTTTTCATCATCAATCTCCCTAAAAGATGCGTCCTCTATGTAAAAAGGATCTTTCTTTAACTTCGCCTTTAACTCGATTACCGTAGAAGGCTTGTTTGTACTTATTATATCTGTCGGCTCACCATCATCTAATCTGATAATACGGTCTATTTCAGATATAATGTTAGTAAGTAATCGAGCTTCGTGTATTGTGGGAGGCTTGTCTCGCTTTTTTAGGTCTTCAATAGCCCTATCTACGCAATCAAGAGAATTAGATGTAAGATTTACCAATATAGCTCTCTTATTATCAGCCAAATCTCGCAATATTTCCTTACGTATTAGATTTCGCTCCTCTTCCCACTTATTTTTATGATATACCAGTGTCCGGTATTTAATATTCAATACTTTAGATATTTCTTTGAGAGGTTTGAAGTCCATAAACATAGACTTAGCTGCATCTAAATCATATTTTGACTGGATTTCGCTCACTTAGCCCTCGCCTTGCTTAGGAAACGTACGAGTTCAGGATTCTCATTAATTATTTGCATAAGAACTGGAGACATTAATCGCACTAAGTTTTCCTCTTTATCATAATCTTTCTTATCTGGCTCAAAATTAAATATGGCATCGGATTTATCTTCGAGTACCACATGTAGTAATTCATGTAGAAGAGTCTCCCTTGTAACCTCATCATTTTTACACTTGTATATAGTAACTGTTTTAGTGCTATGATCAGTCTTACCGTAAAGTTCCTCAGCTTCCTCAGGGCTCCAGTATATCGACCAGGTAAAACAGCCACATTTGAATTTAGAGGGTTTCTTCATTAAATCACTATATCAGAGCATCTTGCCAAAGTCAATACCCGGATAGTCCCTTT